TGAGATCTGTGACTCGGTCCGTGATATCTGTCCACGTGTACGAGGTGGAAAACGGTCCCCCGTCAAACGCCACCTCGACCGTAGCCGCTGGAATTGCCAACGTAGTACCTCCTAAAACATTGGAGAGGGAGCACCTACCAAATTTGGGAGGTGCTCCCCCTTGCTAGAGGCCCGTACGTCCGCCGTTCCGCTTGCCCGTACGGACAATCTCGTCACGGACGGCACCCGCGATTGCCTTGGCTAGATTCTGCTCCGCAGTGACGTTGCCAGCCACGTGTACGTGCACGATCGGCTGAGACGCTGCACGCCCCGCTGAGACGCTCGCAGCCTCGACGGCACTCCGAGCTAGCCGGTTAACCGGACGGGTCGCAGCGAGCCGATTGACGGCCGCCTGTACGTCCTCGGCGGTGTCATCCACGCCGAGCGCGAGACCCTTGCCGACCCACACACCCTGAGTGCGGAACACACGGCTAGGCGAGTGAATACCTAGCTCCTTGCGAAGCGTCTTGACCATCTGCTTGGCTAGGTTCTCAATAGCCTTGGTTAGCGCCGATTCCTTGGACTTGAGCCCGTTGACGAGACCCTGAGCGGCATGGATGCCGGAGTTGTAGTAGTCCCCCGCAACCTTCGCACCGAGCGCGTCAGACTGCTTACCAATCTGCGCGTAAACCGAGTTGATGGCCTTGACGTCCGCACCGCTGGAGTTCAGCAGCGCCGCAGCCATCGGCCCACCTTGCTCGGGACCGGCCTGCGCAATCTCGTTGATGATGCCGTTACCGAAACCGCGCTTGTGCAGCGTGGCAAGGTTCTCGCGGAACTTCACGATCGTGCTAAGTCGGTCGCGCAACCGGGACAGAATCGCGCTAGGCGAGTTGTCCGCGCCATCCTCGGTAGAGAACGCGTTGGTGAACGCGCCGAACTCACGGGCCTTGCTCGACACGGACGAGGCCATATCGGCTTTAGCCTTTTGGAGGTCGGCCAACTTGGTCTGTGCGCTCTTGAGCTTGGCCGCCACCTTCTCGCGGTCCTTCGCAAGTGTCATCAGCTTGCGGTTTTCCTTGCTGATGTACTTTTGCAGCGACGAGGCGCGAGCCTTGGAAATGCCACCCGCCCGGAAAGCCTTAGTGACTAGGTCGTGCAGCTTGTTACTCGTCTTCTCGACGCTCTTAGAACCGCCGAGCATACCGACGACGAGGCCTCGCACAATCCACTTACCGATATCCGCCATGACACGCGACGGCGACTTAATGCCCATCGCATGCCGGATCGGCCCCGGGATGTGGTCAACGATTGACTTTGCGGCACCGAGCACAGTTCCGAGACTGTTCTTGATGCCTCGCACTAGACCGGCAATGATGTCCTTACCGATCTGCACAAGCTTGCCAGGCAGAGCCCGGAACGCACCCGTGATCTTCCCGGGAATGCCGCGCGCCACGGTGCCTATACGGCCAGCCATAGAGGAAACGGTCGTCCGCAGACCGGACCACCCTCGTGACCACAGACCGCGAATAGCCGACATGCCACGGCCGATGATCCCCGAGATTGCGCTAGACCATGTCGACACACCACCTCGGATGAACGAGATAATGCCGGTGAACACAGACCGGATACCGGTCCAACCCGCACGCCAAAACGTCGCGATTCGCACCACGCCGCCACGTACGGCACCAATGAGACTGCCGTAAATCCACACCTTGATAGCGCCGACAATGAAATTCCAGACACCCACGAGTATCTGCTTCACACCGGTCCAAGCCTTGGACCAATTGCCGGTGAAGATGCCGATAAACACGTTCGCGATACCCTGGATAATGGTCAGCGTGCCGCTGATCACACCCACGATGCCGGACCAGAGACCCTTGAGGGTGGCAATGACGACCGGACCGAGGAACTTCCAGAGGAACGCCAGGATCGGCGCAAGGAAGTTGATCGCCGCGCCGATAGCCTGCGTGACCGTCGCAAAGACTTGGCCGAACTGCGTAATGACGGGCTGCGCCTGCTTGAATGCCCAGACAAGTAGCGGTGCGACGGTCCCCTTTATGAAACCGGCGAACCGCGATATCTGAGGCATGATCGTGGATATGAGACTGATGACAGCCGGGATGATCACGCCTTGGATGACCGAAACGATCTGCTTGAACACCGGGATGACGGCCCGGCCAACCATCATGAGCGCCGGTAGGACATCCGCACGGAAGATACCGACCAGTCGCATGATGACAGGCATCAACTGCGCGAAGTTTTCCCGCATCTTCGGCATGAGGGTGCCTCCGACGTAGTCCGCGACCCTCCGCAGCACCGGCATAACCGTGCCGCCGAACACCGATCGAACCTTGTCGGCAATCGGGCCGATCACGGTTCCCGCATTCTGGAATGCCGGGACCATGACGCTCGCGAGCCCCTGCACACCGGTTGTGATCTTCGGCAAGACCTGCTTAATCAGCGGGAAAAACGCAAGCATCATCTTGCCTAGGGCAATCTGCGCCGTGTCCTTAAGCGTCGACCACATGCCGGACACGCTGTTAGCCTGCTCCGTCATCATGCCGCCAAAGTCCTTATGCATGCCCTTGCGTAGCGCCTTCATGGCGGTGTCAGCGCTAATGAGGCCCTTCTCGCCGAGTTTCATGGTCTGCGGCACCGACTTGTGCAGGTAGTCAGCGAGGTACTGCCAGCCACGCACACCATTCTCGGTGAGCTGGAGCATCTCTTGCCCCATGACGCGCCCCTTGGCCTTGATCTGACCGAGGGCGAGTAGGACGCGCTGGAGACGCTCAGGCTCGCCACCAAGAGCGGCGACGGCATCGCCAGCATCCCGCAGCGTGGGGATGACATCCTTGGCCTTGAAACCCATTGCCATCATGGATTGCGAATACTTGATGACGTCCTGTGACGAGAACGGGGTGACAACGGCGAATTGCTGTAGCTTCGCGAGAAAGTCAGTTGCCTTTTTCGCAGACCCGAGCATCGTAGTGAAACCGGTCTGCGCGTTTTCCATCTGAATCGCTGTTTTGGTGCCCCACACAACCGCAGCACCGGCGGCGATACCGAACCCTATGGCAGCACCCTTGCCGAACCGCGCAAGCTGGCCACCTAGGGCCGTCAGTCCCCCGCCGAGACGACTTGAGCGCCTCTCTAGGACCGCCGCATCACCGGCAACACCCCTCAGCGCACGCTGGGCACTAGCGCCGTTGCCGATGATGACGACCCGTAGGGTTCTGGACCCACCCTCAGCCATACTGTGACTCCCTTGCCGATAGTTCCTCGCTCATGTGCGAGGCGAAAGCGCGGTACTCAGCGGCACTGAGTCGCCGGACGTCGGAGGGAGTCATGCCGTAGAAACGGCAGAATGCGGCTCGCTCCCTTAGCCGTTCTGCCCGTCGTCGTTTCCCGACTCGTCATCGACCCCCACTAGCTCCAGCTCAGACACGCGAACACGCCGAGCGTCATCGAGGGTGAACTCAGGCTTGTCAATGCGCTGCGTGATCCAAATCAGCGCCTTAAGCGCCTTAGTGGAGATCTGCGTCTGCATCTCCGGACGGCCCTTTTCGTCAAGAACTTTCTTGCCGTCGGGACCGATAACAGGCTTAGGCTGTAGCACGTCATACAGCGCCACGCCGACCGTGTCCTCAAAGTCCTCAAGGTCACCGATAGTCAGGATGTCAGGGTCAATGCGTAGGGCAACGGTCTCAGCCATTGGGAAATGCCTCTCCTGTAATGCGGTCGATTGCCCGCATGTATTCGTTGATTAGCTCTGGGCCCTTTTCACGAATGGAAGGGTGCAGGAAGTAACCGGGTCCGCCGTCCCAGCTCATGAACTGGTTACCGCGCCATGAGCGGAAGCCTCGCGCGATCTTCCCCGTGTGGGTGCGCTTGCGTGCACCGAACTCAGCGCCGAGCGCATAAGGGGCTCGCGCGGATCCGAGACGAACGGCCGCGTAATTCTGTGTCTTGGTAGCCCTTAGGCTCCGTGCCGCCGCAGCTTGCTGACGGGACAAACCCATAGCCTTGGACTTAGCGGCATCCGCGAGCTTGTCAGCAACGTCATAGTTGGCTTGCTTGACCTCGTCGCGGAGCCTCCCCTCACCGATAGCGGCGAGTGCGCGGGTGAACTGAGTCAAGCCTTCAACGTTGGCTCCGTAGCCCTCAGGCATGACCCAGTCCTCCCCTAGGCACCTCCCAAATTTGGGAGGTGCTCATTACGTAAGCGACTTGTACGTGATGGTGACGGGCGACGCAGTGCCATCGGTTAGGCACATACCGCCTAGCTCAAGGTCGTTGACCTCTCGCCCACCGCTGGAAACCGGACCGGTGTCGAAACGGCCGAACGGGATGTCAATCTTGAGCTGCGAGCCGTCCGGCCCGTCCCAAGTAACAGAGATAACGGCCAGCGCGCCCGCCGCAGTAGCAGCAGCCACGCGGTTAATCTGCACGAGGTCGACGAACTCACCCTTGAGGGTGAACTCAAACTTCCGGAGCGCTTCCTCAAGAGGCTCGGACTTGACGCCACCAGTCTTTAGGAAGTACCGGTCAGTCTTGAGGCCGTTGTCGCACTTGAGGCTAAAGTCGGAGATGTTGAACTGCGACCCACCAACGGTGACCGTGCCACCGTTGAAC